GATTTATTGATTCTGGATGAGTACGGATTACATGACCGTGAGAAGCGTTTAGAGCTTGTCCACAAGGTTCTTTACTCACGCTATGACGATGCTAAGGCAACAATGCTTATCTCAAACATGACACTTGAACAGCTCAAAGCTGATTTGGGTGACCGTCTCTGGTCCCGTTTTCAACATGGTGGGTTAACCGTTGTTGAGTGTAATTGGAATGATGGGCGAGTTGGGGGTGTTGCGTGAATGTATTAAATAAGATTTTTACAGAACAAAAGTTAATTCTTGAAACAGACTTTGTGATTTGTAGTTTTGGAGGGGGAACTAACTCAACAGCACTTCTGATTGAATGCGTAAAACGTAGTATCAAAATTGATTTGATTTTATTCGCTGATACTGGTGGTGAGAGACCATTTACATACCATTATGTCCAATGGATTTCTGAATGGTTAGTGTCAAAAGGTTATCCATCAATTATTACTGTTAAAGCTCCCAATGTTACGCTTGAACAAGATTGCTTAAACCGTAATGCTTTACCTAGCATAGTTTATGGTTACAAGACTTGTAGTCAAAGATTTAAGATCCAACCACAGGACAAAGCTATTAATCAAAACCCATATGTGAAGCAAGCTTTAAAAGCAGGATATCGTATAGTGAAGCTAATAGGTTTTGATGCTGATGAGCCGTACCGTGCAAATAAAGAATATAACGACAAGTTCACACGTATCTATCCTTTAATTGAATGGAATATGGGGAGAGCAGAGTGCGTAAAAGCTATTCAAGATGCAGGTTTCGTTCTACCAGGGAAATCTTCTTGCTTCTTCTGTCCAAACTCTAAACCTAGCGAAATAAAATGGCTTCAACAGACTCACCCACATTTAATGCAACGTGCATTAGTAATGGAAGCAAACGCTAATCTTACTTCAAAGAGGGGATTGGGGCGTAATTTTTCATGGAAGTCAATCTACCAGCAAGAAGATGCATTTATGGATTACTTTGTTCCAGAGATGCCTTGTGAGTGTTATGAAGGAGATGCAGCATGATCGGATCTATGGACCAATCACACATTGCTGCTTTTGAACGATTCATAGCAGTTATCAAAGCAGTAGGAACTTTACCTGTTGCAACATCTAAAGAGATTAGAAAGGCAGCTATTCCAAATCTAAGTAACAGACAAACTCAGGTATATCTCAAGAATTTATTAGACAGAGGTTATATCCGTTTTATTGGGAACCCTCATACTGAACACCGATATTTTCTCACCGAACAATCTATGCAACTGTTTAACGTGACTAAACGTGACGTTGAACAGAATATTTCAACAGAGCTTGAAGATAATTTGAGCCTTGATCAAAGGGTTAAGGATTGTGCGTAGAGCAGCAAAGATCGATGCGAATCAAACAGAGATTGTAAACGCACTACGTCAGGTTGGGGCAAGTGTTCAATCGCTTGCTTCAACCGGTAAAGGTTGCCCAGATCTGCTTGTGGGTTTCCGTGGTGTGAACTGGTTATTAGAAATTAAAGATGGTCAGAAAGTGAAGTCAGCAAGAAAGCTTACTCCTGATCAGATTGAGTGGCATGAATCATGGTGTGGTCAAGTGCATGTCATAGAAGATATTGACCAGGCAATAAAATTAATAAGTAAGAATTGAGGTGGCGATATGAGTGCGGCAGTGACTAAGTTTGAACAATTTGAATGGTTGACTCATGGTTTAACAGCGAGTTCGCCAAATTTAGAACCATGTGTGAGGGGGACAGGAGAAAAGCCGTTGAATTATCAAGATCGCTTGGGTGCTATTGCCTCAATGGATACCCAGTTAGCAAAGTCGGTGACAGCATTAATTATTTATGAAGGTAATACTCAAACTGATTATGAATATGTACGTCAGCATTTGGCCAATATTCTTTTAAAGAATGCAACCCAAGATAAAAAGAGGGAACCCGAAGGAATCGCGATGTATCACTTGGCATGGCTGATGGCTAAGATGGTATTAGATTTTGCTTTAGATCCAGACCTAGAGGAAAACTACACAGCAAAAGGGCGTTTAGCTTATGCAGGGATGAAAAGTAATCAGATGTCTGTTAACTCATATCGTCAAACTTGGAAACCTTATGAGAATCTGATGACTATAGCAATTGAGTCTGCAATTGATGAGGCATCAAAAGCTATTGAAAAGTATAAGAAAGCTACTTACAAAGTAATTAAAAATAATTGTTAGCATTTTTCTGATAACTAAGGTATAGTTTTTCTATACTGGTCGTATTACGGTTCATCCGAGACCAAGCCATTAAAGCTCATCAATTCGATGGGCTTTTTGCATTTTAGGACTCCTCGTTAGTCGTGATAATAACGACAATAAAAACCCCGCTACAATAATTAGTATTGGCGGGGTTTTATTTTTTAGATTACTAGATGCGGCTGTTTGCCAAGAGCTTTCAGCGCTTCAACAATAGAATCAATTTTAGTTGCATGGCTTAGGTTGGTCATGCGGTTGATTTCTTGTCGCGGCTTATTAAGCATTTTTCCGAGTTCTGCCTGACTCACACGTTGCTCGAGCATCGTATTAAGTAGCAGGACTTTAGACCAGACGCTTAAAGGGATTTCAACCAGTTCCTCACCTTCCTGCAATTTAGATGGTGGTGGAACAGGTCGTTCATCTTCAAAATAAAAATCCAAAGCGTCGATAAGGGCATCCTTAGCCTGAGTTCTAGCCTCATCTAATGAATACCCTTGAGTCAAAGCCTCTGGCAAATCTCGAAAGCTGACAATATAACAGCCAGTATCGGGATTAAGATCGAATTTTGCAGGGTAGAGCATAGTTACACCTCATTAAGCGATTCTTCGTGACTTAGGTTAGGAACCGAGGGCTAACCCTCGACTCCTAATTGTTTTTTAATTGCTTTCACTAAGTTTTCATCTATTTCTGTGTGTCTTGGGATGGTGGTTTGTTTATCGTTTAAGTAGCACTTTGTGTGTTTGCTGCCTTCTTTAAACTCTGCCCCAATTTCACTGAGAAACTTGATTAAGTCACGACGTTTCACTTTTTCCTCTTATCGTTGAACATGAGTTTATAGTAAACAAAAATGTTTACAGTGTCAACAAAAATGATGACAATTATTTAAATTATTTCCGTAATGGGTGGCTTCATGAAAGACAAAGAGGCGAAGCAATATATTGACCTGTACTCAAAAGAGATTGAGAAATATCAAAGCCTGTCACGGTCAATGATGACTAGAGATGAAATGATTATGGTTGATCAAAAGATTATCCAGTTTAAAGAATGGATCAAAAACCTGAGGTCAGTCTTAAATGCGTGATGTAAAGCGCCTAGAAGCTATTAGAAAGCTGCCATGTGTAGTATGCGGTAGATCACCAGTAGACGCAGCTCATAGCAATCAATCAGCACATTACAAAGGATTAGGTATAAAGGCTAGTGATGAGTTCACAATCCCACTTTGTAGACAGCACCATATTGAATATGACCAATTTCAAAAGATGAATCGTTCACAATTAGTTGAATGGTTCGCAAAGATGCTGGAAAAGACTGAGCGGATGCTTAATCTTAAAGATAAGAATGATGTTTTTTGATATTATGCGTAAATAACTTGAGATTTATATTATGCATAAACATTTAATTATTTTAGTTTTATTGTTTTCTTTAACTGGGTGCGTAAATTTAAAAAATGAAATTTATTTGGATCGTATTTTTTTATTAAAAACTAAAACTCTTTTGATTGATGGGAAAGAATACTACACCATTAGTAAGGGAGGAATTGGATTCAGCCCTTGGATAAATTTGCCAAATGTTTACATAGAAAGCGGTGTCTTAGAACATAAAATTAGGCATATGGACGTACTTCTGTTAATTGATGAGAAGGGCAATATTGAAGATGTAAAAATCATTCGAAGTACTAGGATTAATGCAATTGATAAAACAGCAATAGAACAAATCAAAAAAACAGGAAAATCCAAATCATGGATTGTAAATGGTAAGCCCGTAAGATTTGTAGTACGTCAAGAGTTTATATTCCAACCATCTTAGAATGTTTATAAAGCCACCCTCGGGTGGTTTTTTATTGCGATCTAAAAAGTAAAGACCCACTACAAAAGTGGGTCTTTAGAGTGGCGTCCTTCGTTCTTTCGGCTACCCACAGGCTGGTTACTGGTTCTGGTAACGGGAGCAATAAAATTACTGACCCAACGGCAGGAACCCTGTGAAGTATAAATACAACCATCGGGAAGTCCTTGCTCCTGCAACACCATTTTAAACGATATTCAAATTAGACAGCAATAACTATTGAGGTGGGTATGAATCAAGCAGTGTTTGCAATACCTAATCATACAGAGATAGCCAAAGTAATTAACTTCCTTAATCTGAACCATGCCAAGGCAGCGTTAGAAGGCAAGCCACTTGTAGTGACGATCAAACCATTTGAGAAAGACCGATCTAAGGCGCAAAATCGATTGTACTGGCTCTGGATGGCGCAATGGTCTAAACACCAAGGCACAGATAAAGATTATGAACATTTGTTCTTTAAGAAGAAGTTTCTTGCACGAATCTATGATCGTGATGATGTGGGACAATACAGATCAACCTTTGCTGCAGTTAGAAAACTCAAAAAAGAGAAGCACTCAATGTATCAGCAAGTCGCTGATGGATTGAATGAACTGATTAGCACAACTGACGCATCAATTGCTCAATTTACTGAATACTTAAACGACATACATGCATTTTGCTTGAAACAAGGGTGCTATTTAGAAACGCCTGATGATTTGATGTATGCACTGGAGAAATAGAATAAATAATGTGGAGTGCAAGGTCCTAAGCGAATGCAGGGCATCCTTACTCATATTGCTAAGGTTATGCCCAGATGTTGTTAAAGTTCCCAGAGTACTTGGTATAACATCTGAAGATGCTCAAAAATGCGTTAATGATATTGGATTATAAAGAAAATGTTGTGATATTCTCTCTTCGTTCTTGAGGAGGGTGTAATGAAATTAATTTCTTTTTTTGTGCTAATTTCCATTTCTTTTTATAGTTATGGTGAAAAAACAAAACAAGATCAAGAAATGTTACATTATGGTTTGATTGATAAGGACTTTAAATATATAAACATTAAAGAAGTTGCAGATTATTTTAGATATATAACGAACTCGAATTCTATGAGTTTACCTGTAATGTTCAATAGTGAAGAAGAGTTAATAGGTATGGTCCTAACACCTTTTAATGCTGTCTATTCATATAAGTTGCATAGAAATCTTTCAAAAAAGGAAATTAAAACTTATGCACAACTATACAACAATCCCAAAAGAATAATTTCGCTATGTACTCAAAGCTTTAATAACGAATTCCAATGGGCAAATAACGTTATTGTAAAGTTTAAATATATTGACCTTTCTGGGCAATTTATAACTGAAGTAAGATTAGATAAAGAAGCTTGTCAGAACTAAAGATTATAGAAGACAACTACAGCTCAGCAAGATAACCAATCCAAAACCCTCTTCGGAGGGTTTTTTAATGAGGTAAATTTATGGCAGCCCCAGTCGGTAACAGATTTTGGGAGCAGCGCAGCTCACATGGTCGGAAACCGATTTTCGAAAATCCTGAGGAGCTTTGGAGCGCTGCTTGTGAATATTTTGCATGGGTAACAGATAACCCACTAGAAGAATCAAAAGCTTTTTCTTATGAAGGGGTAGTAACTATTGAAGAACTTCCCAAAATGCGAGCAATGACGATTCAGGGACTATGTTTTTATCTAGACATCTCTGATACGACTTGGGCTGCTTACTGCTCAAGACAAGATTTTATTGGTATCTGTAGCGATATAAAACGCGTGATATTTACCCAGAAGTTTGAAGGTGCTAGTGCAGGACTACTCAACGCCTCTATTGTGGCTCGTGAGCTTGGATTAGCTGATAAGACAGATATAACCACGGGTGGTGAACCAATTAATAAACCTACAGTAATTGAATTGGTGGCCCCCCATGTCAAAGGTACAGATCCAACTACCACCTAAGCTTATTCCTTTGTTTTCACACCCAAACTTACGATATAGACAATCGTGGGGTGGGCGAGGTTCAGGTAAAACCAGAACATTTGCTGTGATGACCGCGATTAAAGGTTATATGTTTGCTGAAGCCAATATAAGCGGCATGGTGCTTTGTGGTCGTGAATATATGAATACACTTTCTGATTCTAGTATGGAGGAAGTAAAGCAAGCAATACGTGAAGTGCCATTTTTAAATGAATACTACGATATTGGTGAAAACTATATCCGAACTAAAAACCGCCGTGTTTCATACGGGTTTTGTGGTTTGCGACATAACTTGGATAGCATCAAATCTAAAGCTCGTATTTTGCTGTGTTGGGTTGATGAGGCAGAAACAGTAAGCGAAATGGCATGGCGTAAATTATTGCCTACAGTCCGAGAAGCCAATTCCGAAGTTTGGATCACATGGAACCCTGAAAAGCGTGACAGTGCCACTGATACACGTTTTAGACATGAGTTAATTCATGATCCGGAAACCGGTGATTTAATTGGTATGGGTGTAGAAATGAACTACATCGATAATCCTTGGTTTCCTGACGAATTAGAAAAAGAACGACGTCAAGATCAGAAAAACTTATCTGTAGCAGATTATGAGTGGATCTGGGAAGGCGCCTATCTTGAAGCCTCTGATGCTCAAATTTTCAATGGTAAATTTCAAAAGCTTGATTTCACACCCAACCCTGAGACATGGAATGGGCCTTATCACGGCTTAGACTTCGGTTTTGCCAATGATCCAACTGCGGGTACTAAATCATGGATATATGACGATTGCCTGTACATTGAGTATGAAGGGGGCAAGGTTGGTCTCGAGCTGGATGATACAGTTGATTTCTTGAAAGCCAAAATCCCTGATATTGAAAAATATGTAGTAGTTGCTGATAGCGCTCGGCCTGAGTCCATCAGTCACCTCAAAAAGAAAGGCCTGAAACGGATTGTAGCCTGTGAGAAGGGTAAAGGGTCGGTTGAGGATGGCATTGCCCATATTCGATCATTCAGAAAGGTTTATATCCATACCCGATGCAAAGAGACCTATCAGGAATTTAAAAAGTATTCATACAAGAAAGACCGTCTCACTGATGAAGTTTTACCAATCATTATCGATGAGCATAACCATTACATAGACAGTATCCGCTATGCCCTTGAACGCATTATGAAGCGCAAAGGTGCCATCAAAATATCAAATAAAGTATTGAGCCAGATATGACATTTCGTGAAAAATTATTGAGCCTACTCATCCGCTGGCTCCGATTCGCCACGCCTGTAGAAAGTGAAAATACTTTTGAGGGCGAAAAACCTAAGCGCAGAAAGATCACCGCTTTTGATTTAGGCCGTGTGGGTAGCGGGAAAACTGAAAAGACGGTAACACAGTTTAAAATGCCTACTTTGCCTAAAGGAGTTGTACCAGACGGCGAAGGTCTAGCAATGGACAGCGGTGGCATGGTGGGATATGCAAACTCTGCTGGCGTTAGCATGAACTTCTTGGGCTATCCGGTCCTTTCTGAGCTATCACAGCGAAGTGAATACCGTGCACCAGTTCAGACCCTTGCGACTGAAATGACCCGCAAGTGGATTCAGTTTAAAAGTATTGGCTCTGAGGATCTGTCAGAGAAAATTAAACAGATCGAGGTGGCCTTTGATCATTTCAAAATCCGTGATGCTTTCAAATTGCTAACAGAGCATGATGGCTTTTTTGGTCGGGGTAACCTGTTTGTTGAAATTGAAGGGAATAACGACCGTGAAACGCCGTTGATTGTTGATAAGGCCACAATTAAAAAAGGAAGTCTTAAGCAATTAAAAGTAATCGAGCCGATCTGGACCACACCGGTTAACTACGATTCAATCGATCCAACCAACAAGTATTTCTATAAGCCTAATATGTGGTATGTGATGGGTAAGCCTGTCCATAGTTCACGCTTATTTACGTTTATTAGTCATCCAGTCGCCGACATGCTCAAGCCATCGTACAACTTTAGCGGCTTAAGCATGACGCAAATGATGATGCCTTATGTGGATAACTGGCTAAGCACCCGTGATTCTGTTAGTGATTTAATTCACTCATTCTCAACCAGTGGCATCAAAACCAATATGGATGCAATGTTGAGTGAGGGTAATGAAGGTGATGCGACGGATATCATTAATCGTGCTGAGTTGTTCAACCGGATGCGTGATAACCGTGGCTTGATGATGTTGGACACGTCAACGGATGAGGAGTTTTTCCAGTACAACACGCCTTTATCAGGTTTAGATAAGCTTCAGGCTCAGGCCCAAGAGCAGATGGCAGCGCCGTGTCACATTCCATTGGTCAAGCTTTTCGGTATTACTCCAAGTGGTTTAAATGCATCGTCTGAAGGTGAAATCAAGGTTTACTATGATTATGTCGCTGCTCAGCAACAAAGCATTTATACCGATCCATTGGTGACGATTCTAAAAATTATCCAGCTACATCTTTTTGGTCAGATATATGACGATATTACTTTTGAGTTCGTTCCACTGGAACAGATGACTGAAGAACAAATCGCCAATATCAATAAAACCAAAGCAGATACTGGATCCGTTTTAGTTGATGCTGGTGTAATCAGTGTTGAGGAGGAGCGTACTCGTTTAGCAGATGATTCTTTTAGTGGCTACAACAGCCTTGATGTAGAGAATCTACCTGAACATGATGACTCTGATCCAGCAATGGATGCCGATGGAGAGTGGGATGAGTCTAAGCATCCACGTGATGAGAGAGGGCGATTTGGAAGTGGCAGTTCGAGTGGTAAGAACTCATTAACAAGAGGCTTTGCTCCAATTCACCCAATGGCTGCATCAGGTAGTGGACGAAGTGGAATCAAGTCTCAACCTGCTCCAGAGAGTCTACCTTCATCAGAAAATATTTCGACGATGGCCGAGGCAGAGCAATATTGGAATACCCATTTCAAAGGTAAAACATATGAGTTAAAGGTCCATACAAAGGACAAACCAGAACCTGTGAAAATTCGAGTCAGTTTTGATGAAACAAACCATGCTTATTCTGAAAAGCCGGCAGGTGCAAGCCATTGGAATAATGAGCGAGTAGTAAGTCAAGAACGTGCAAAAATGTTGGATAAAATCATCCCAACAATTCAGCATCCACGCACTAAATTAATCAGTAAAGGTCATGACCTACTTATTGCTAAAGAAATGAATAAGGGGCAATACTTTACGGTATTTATTAAGTGGAGTGATGCTAGACAGGTATATGACTTCTCATCATCACATTTTAGAACCCAGAAACAGATTGATGAAATCTGGAACATGCAACGAAATGAGAGAAAGAGCAAAAATAAAGGCCCACTTCAAAAGTGAGCCTTTGGGTGGCGTCCTTCGTTCTTTCGGTTACCCACAGGCTGGTTACTGGTTCTGGTAACGGGAGTAATAGTATTACTGACCCAACGGCAGGAACCCTGTGAAGTATAAATACAACCATCGGGAAGTCCTTGCTCCTGCAAGATCAATTTTACATCAACCTTTAACCAAAGGCAATTTATGAAACCTAACACATTGCGAGCCATCTACACCAATGTCAGGGTATCACTGACAGACAGTCTTCATGAAGTTTATAGAGAAGTGATGAGTAATGTAGTTGCTAGGTAACTTGAGCCATGAATAAAGCGCCGCTATTCAAATAGAGAAGTCAAACCTAGATTTAATTTTTAGCACCTTTGAGGTGCTTTTTTATTGGATAAAAGAATGAGCAAATTAGCGTTTGATCGTTCAGTTCGGTCTTATGACCGAGATGGGCGTTTACGAGTGCAGGTTTCTCCTATCACTAAGGCAACAGTCAATCCTTACTATGGTAGAGAAATTCCAAATTTCATGGAGTTAGGTCTTGAGCCGACTAAGGTTTATTACCTGTTCCGTGACCCTTTAGAACTAGAACGGGCAGTGAGTACTTTTACGAATCTGCCTCTCTTAATCAAACATAAACCTGTATCTGCAGAGGACCATCCTAAGGAATTGGTTGTGGGAACTACCGGGAGCAATGCTGAGTGGTGTGACCCATACATCCATATTGATTTGGTGGTTTGGGACGTCGTGGCAATTGCAGGTATCGAATCAAAAGAACAAGCCGAATTGTCTAGCTCATATCACTATGAGGCAGATATGACACCAGGCGAGTATCAAGGCATGCGCTATGACGGTGTAATGCGAAATATTAAAGGCAATCATGTTGCTTTAGTTGACATTGGTCGGGCTGGGCACGATGTGGTTGTACATGATCAAAATCCTTTTATTGAGGGAACTTCCATGAGTAAAGAACAAAAACTTGCTCAGGCGAAAGCCAAAGCGAAACAAGCATTACAGGCGAAATTAGCAAGTGATGTAAAGTCAGATGACATTGATGCAATCATTGCTCAATTGGTACAGGACGCAGCTAAAGCAACGGAATCTAAACCTGAAAAGGCACAAGACGAGGCTGATAGTTCGGATAACAGTCAAAATGATGTTGACGAAAATGACGATGAGGATAAGCCAACTAAGACCGCGATGGATGCTGCACTTAAGCTTGCTGAGGATCGGGCAACGCTAAAGGCAACTCAGCGTATTGAAGCACTTTTTCAAGCACGTGAAGATGTTAAGTCTTTGGTGGGTAAAGTTGCTTTAGACAGTGCCGAAGCTGTTTATCAATTTGCATTACAACAGAAAGGGATTGAGACCAAAGGCGTGCATCCTTCAGCTTATCGAGCCATGGTACAAATGATCAATAACAGCACGGAATCAAGATTCAAGCCTGCAATGGATGCTCAATCCATGACTGCGGCGCAGACCAAATTTCCTCATCTTTCACGTTTCAAACAGGGGTAACTATTATGAGTTTCCAATCACAGGTTCATTTAAAACAAGCCCCTGCAGTGGCAGGTGATTTTGCGTCGAACAATCCACGAGTTGCTTTGCTTTCTGGTGAGGGTGCACTGGTTGCTGGTGTTGACGGGGTAACAGTTGGTCGATTTGCTTGGACAAGTAATAGCGTAGTAAGTAACGTTGGATCAGACAAGCCACAGGGCTTTATCCATCGTGAGAATCAGGCACTTATCACCTCATGGCTAAGTGAAAGATCGAATCTCATTCCTAAAGGTTTGCCCGTTACGATCCATGTTGCAGGTGATTTTTGGGCACAGACATTAACCAATGCAACAGTCGGCCAAAAGGTTTATGCATCGCTCACAACCGGTGAAATTAAAACAGATGCACCAGGTGTAACCGTTTCTGGTTATATCGAAACGGATTGGAAAGTTGCAAGTGTAGCTTCAGCCAATGAATTAATCAAAATTACAACATGGGGCGTGTAAACAATGAGTGAATTAGAGTTTTTAGCATCAACAGCAGGTGTTTACTTGCCTCAGGGCACACAAATTGTTGACCCTAAATTAGCAATGGATGCTCAGTCAGTTATGGCGACTGGTGCAAATGCGGGTATTCCAGCATTTTTAGCAAACTATATGGATCCTAAAGTGATTGAAATTTTAGTTGCACCTATGAAAGCAGCTGAAATTATTGGTGAAAGCAAGAAAGGTGATTGGACCACTGAAACAGCGACTTTCCCTGTAGTTGAAGCAACTGGTGAGACATCAAGTTATGGTGACTTCAACGATAACGGTTCTTCTGGTGTAAACGTTAATTTTCCAATGCGTCAAAGCTATCATTACCAAACAACGACTGCTTGGGGTGAACGTCAGCTTGCAATGGCGGGTTTAGCAGGTATTGATTGGGCAACACGTACCAATATAGCTTCGATTCTGACTTTAAATAAGTACCAGAACAAAACATACTTCTATGGGGTGGATGGATTGCAATGTTATGGATTATTGAATGATCCAGCATTAACTGCACCAATCACACCAACCGCTCAGTGGTCATCAGATACGACCGATGCATTAACAGTTTACAACGATGTATCTCGTCTGTTCCGCCGTTTGATTGCTCAATGTAATGGTACGATTGATCAAAATACGCCGATGACGCTCGTGTTATCGCCTGCAGCATCAGTGGCTTTCAATAAAACTAATCAATATAACGTCAATGTGACAGATCAATTGAAAAAGAACTATCCGAATTTAGAGTTTCAAACAGCTCCTGAATATGCGACCGCAACAGGTGAGTTAGTTCAATTGATTGTGAAAGAAATTGAAGGTCAAGAGACTGCAACCTGTGCATTTACTGAAAAGTTACGTGCGCACAATATTGTTGTTAAGGCATCAAGCTACGAACAAAAAAAATCACAAGGTACTTTTGGTACAGTGATTTTCCGCCCGTTCGCGATTGTTCAAATGTTAGGGGTATAAATCATGGCGACAATTACGCGCGGTGTTTCCGTTGGCTGTAAATTACCTAACGGCTTAATTGCAGAGGTGAATGGTGTTGAAGTCAAATTTAATGGTTTGAATACATCACATATCCTTGGTGGTTTTGGGATTACTGAAAATGTGGACAGTGGATTCTGGAAAACATGGCTTGAGCAAAATAAAGAAATGCCGTTCGTAATGAACGGCTTTATTTTTGCTCATAGTGATGTCAATTCATTGAAAGCGGAAACTAAAGAAAAGTCTGGTGAGAAAACTGGTCTTGAGCCGCTTGACCCAAACAAAAAGCCAGCGGGTGTTGAAGCACTCGAAAAATAAGGATTAAACCATGACCGTTATCTTTAATGCTGACACATTTATTGCCCGGTTTCCTGAGTTTTCAGAAACCAATAGTGAATTGCTGGAAATGTATTTCGATGAGGCGTGCTTAAAACTTAACAATACTGAGCGCAGTAGAGTTAAGGATGAAAAAGAGCGCCGTATATTACTTTACCTCTTAACAGCACATATCACGCAGTTAGGACAGCAAACAGCTAAAGGTAACGGCAATCTGGTTGGTCGTATCAGTTCAGCAAGTGAAGGTTCTGTATCTGTTTCGACAGATGCAGGGCCAATCACCAATGCTCAAGCCTGGTATATGCAAACAATCTACGGCGCTGAGTATTGGTCCTTAACCGCAAAATACAGAACAATGCGTTATGTACCAGCACCAAGGAGATTCCATTAATGGCAAGTATCAGCGGTGGTGACAAGCTGGGAAAGTATCTGGATGACCTGGCTAAAAAGTTGGAGCAAAACGGAACTTTGCGCGTAGGGTTTTTAGAAACAGAAACTTATCCCGAAAATGGTCTGCCTGTTGCGCAGGTAGCTTTCTGGAATGAATATGGAACAGAAGTTTCACCCTTAAGACCATTTTTCCGAAGCATGATTGAGAAAAATAAAGCGGGTTGGTCACTGGCCTTTGGCAACTTAATGAACATGAACAATAACGATGTGACCAAAGTATTTGCCCTGATGGGTGAGGGTATTAAAGATCAATTAACACAATCGATTGTAGAGTTCTCAGACCCGCCTAACGCGCCGTCTACAGTGCGTCGAAAGGGCTTTAACAAGCCGCTTATTGATACTGGAACCATGCAACGTGCTACAGGATGGGATATTGAATGAATTTACATGGTTTGGTACGTGGTGCGATTGGCGCAGTTAATCCCGATATTCCGGCCTGTTTATACCGTGATACAGGGCAATATGAGACCACTGATGCAGGTATCCGTATTCCCAAATACCAGGTATCAAAAGGAATGGTTCAGGTTCAGGGTGTGAATGGCCGTGACTTGGAGCGTCTAAATAATCTAAACATGCAAGGTATATTCCGCAGTGCCTACTTGTATGGCGAATTAAGTGGAATTGTCCGTTCAAGCCATAAGGGCGGGGACCTATTAGAGTTTGCCGATGTCGGCTGCTGTGAGAAAAAGAAATGGCTTGTTGTTCAGGTCGCTGAGGTATGGCCAGATTGGTGTAAGGTGATTGTATGTCAACAAACCAACCAGACATAAATGAACAGGACTTATATACGGCGATACGCCGTTTTATTTTGTCTGTAATTCCTGAAACTAATGACGTCTTACAAGGCATACAAAATCAGGTTGCTATGCCTGATAAACCATTTATAGCCATGACGACACTGTTTAGTGACCGGATATCAACTAATCGTTTTGATTACGATGTCGGCAAAAAAGATATTGTCCAGCCGCAAAAATGGACCGTCCAGATCGATTGCTACGGCGAACCATCAAACGCATGGACAACCTTGTTAACGACCTTACTACGTGATGAGTATTCCTGTAGTCAATTTCCTGAAAACATCCAGCCGCTCTATGCGGATGACCCAAAACACTTGCCTATAGTCAACTCCGAGCAGCAGTACGAAAAGCGCTGGATGATTACGGCCTGTTTTCAGGTAAACCCGAAAATGAGTATGAATTTATGAAAGTAATTGGCGCAAAGTCTCTGGTTCAAATCGCACCCAGTGTGACGGAAGTGGGAGAGCGACCATCACCAGGTGTTTTTGATTTCAACCGTGGAGAGCCGCCGTCTATCTCGTGTGATGGTGCTCTAAACATTACTGAACTGATCGATATATCAGGTGATTGGAAACTTGAGGTTGATGGCGAGCTGGTACGGCCAGAAGCAACAAGCATTGATGACTTAATCGCCTATCTCATAGAAGCTGGGTTTGAAGTCACAACTGAACCTGATACCCCAACAATTAGCTGTGATGGTGCAGTCGACTATGTTCGATATTACACATTTATGCCAATAGATAAAGAATATCTACCGCCAGAAGAACTTACATTGCTTATTGACGGTGTGCCTCTGCCAACAACAGGATTGCCGCCTGAATGGTTGCAAGTTGAAGGAGCTGATCCGATTACACCACCCGAAGGTTATAAACATCAATTCGCTGGCAAGTTTAAAAACATGGGTGCTGATAATCACAGGCTTGAAATGGTTGTAGCAGATGGAAGCTTGTGGAAGATTTTCATGGAGAATTCTTCAAACACTGTGGTGGAGGTTGAGCCATACAAACATTACGGTGTTTGCTTATCGCCAGCCGAAATTGTTGAGCCACCATGGGATATTAAATTTGTGAATAACGGTGAAACTGTTTATAGACTCACTGGTCCCTCAATCTCTAATAACTATGCCGATAATGCACCTGGTGGAAATATCGGGACTGAGTATATAGATGTAACCTCATTAACGTTCGGAGGCAATGTTAACTCTATCGGATCGACTAGTTTTAGAGGCTGGCAAAATGCTCAAGAGCTGATAATTGAAGATGGCCTAAAATCTATCGGTGATTATGCTTTCTATTTTTGGTCTTCAATAACTCAAGTAGTAATCCCTGCAAGTGTGACACATATAGGTAGGGATGCTTTCGGATATTGGGAATCTTGTAATTCTTTCACTTTCTTATCAACAACACCTCCTACGATTGGAGGCACAATCATTCATAACGTTGCACCAAATACAAAGATTTATGTGCCCGCTAGCGCTGTTGATGCATATAAGAATGATGCTGGATGGTCTTTCTATGCAAACGATATATTTGCAATTCAATAAGGTTGTATATTTATGCCTAAGATCAAAATCAAAAATTTAAGCGCAGAAATCAACCGCCGCATCAAGCTGATTAAAACTGCCACCTCTGTTGTTGACATCGGTCAGCAGCAGGGGGCGGTAGTCAATCAGAGTGATTATGTGGGTATCTGCCTAGCACCATCATCGGATATTTTGGGTTGTGAGGGTGCTGTTGATCATATAACCGTTGGTACGATTACAGATGGCGGGATTATCAACGTATATCTAAATGATCAGTGGCTGAATGCGGAAAATGTTTTCTTTTTCAGAAATGGCGGTGCCTCTGATCTATTGCGTCAAGCTGGCATTCAGGTTACTCCTTTAACAAGTACCGGACTGCCTGCCACTGATTCAGGAGAGGGGCATTACTATGATGCAGAGCGAGCACGTTTGGTTAATACGACTACTGACTATAAAAGAATTCGCATTGAGCTGCTTGATGCTAATTCTGTTGACGATAATTTTACGCCTGAAAATGGCTCATTCGAGTTCAACCCTGAAACAAACATTACTACCTTTTGCTTATCACCAAAATCAAGCCAGATTAGTTGTGAAGGAGCGACTCAAATTGCATCATTCAGAATGTCATTCCCCCAAATTGATAATTGGAGTTTGCTATATAACGACCCTCTCAATTTCTTAGGCTTTGCCGATATGTATATTAATGACCAGAATGCTGGTCCTAATATAGGTTCAGATTGGGCAGAGTTTGGCATTGATGTGATTGTTATAGGGCTTTGGAATGGCTCGCCACCAACAGGAACGCAAGAGTGGCTAAATGGAGCGCAGGTTGAATTTAGAGCCAATTCACCAACAGAACGCAGAGTTAAATTCCAAAGCATTTTTGTTGAAAACTTTGACTCTGTGAGTAACCCAACAATAAGTGAAGTGGGATTTAAGAGCTATGGATTCTGCCTTGCAGCAAAATCCACAGAATTTACCTGTACCCCAGAAACGGCAAGCCAGTCAGTAGAACTATTCAAGTCGCGTGATTCATTACCGTTTTTAACATTCGCAAATGTGGCGTTTAACATTTATGAAAATGGCGCCCTAATCGGCAGTGAATTATCGTTAATATCTATAAGCGATATGCAACTTGTTGGCCTTGAAGTACTTTTCATGGACGAGACAAATCGTCGCATTACTATTTCAAACCGACGAGAAGCACACAGACCGCTTCAATTAGAGCCAACAATGGCTATTGTTGATGATGTGGATATTATCAACGGTGATGTTGTGACAGAAGGTGGTTCATTCTTCTTATGTCTAGCTGGGAGTTGTGAACCTACTGAATTTGTGATGTCGGATAATAATCTGTTTGAAGGTGGTTCAGTACGGCTAGATTATGTTATCGATGCGCCTGATCATGGAATTAGCAATGTTTCCAAGCGCTTTAGTATGACTGATATTGCTCAAGGTACATATCTATCGGAAATCGTCAGAGATGTTATAGCGCAAATTAAGGAGGATCATTCTTTCATTGCATTCCGTGAAGGTACAGGCAATGCGGTGGCAAATTTTGACTACTGGACATATCGAAGTACAACTGATGGGTTATTTAGATTATCTGGTATAACAGGCGTGATCAGTAAAGATCCGATAACTATTAAATTTGTCAAAAATAACCTTAATGATGATTTGTTCCCACTTATTTTCCCTGGCGCAGCATCCGATGGAATAACTGAATATTCAGCGCATTCATGCGGAACTCAGGATTTACCGGGTATTTAAACATTCAATCAATCACAACCACCTTCGGGTGGTTTTTTTATGTCTAAACAAAGAGGAAATTATGAATACCATTCCTGCAAATCAGTTAGTGAATGTTCTGCCGTCCGTTGTAGGAACTGGTGGTTCAGCACTATCTTTAAATGGGGTTTTTCTAACTACCAATGAATCGTTACCTGCTAAATCGGTAACGCCGTTTGCCACTAAGGACGATGTAAAAACCTACTTTGGTGTCGAGTCAGATGAATACGCCGCAGCAGCTATCTACTTCAAAGGGTTTGATGGTTCTAATGTTAAGCCAGGTAAAATTTACTTTGCCACTTACTTGGCCACAGATGTTGAAGCATGGACACGTGGCAACAGCTTAAACTTAAATCTGGCGCAGTTAAAAGCATTATCCGGAAGCCTAAGTATCGATATTGATGGCACGACCAAGACAGCGGCCAATATCAACCTATCAGCGGCTACAAGTTTTGCTAATGCTGCAACGATTATCGGCACGGCGATTAATACCATTGTCACCTATGATGAGTTTTACAAGGCCTTTGTGATTCGTTCAAACAGCGAGGTTGTCTCAGCTTCAACGATTGACTTTGCAACAGGCACATTAGCTGAAAGCCTGCTTTTAACCAAGGCAAAAGGTGCGATTCTGTCACAAGGCGCTGCAGCTGATACGCCTGCTTCAGCAATGGACAACGTGACGCAGAAGACTCAGAACTGGGGCACTTTCACGACACTATTTGAACCTGATTCAGAAGGTAAAGTGGCTTATGCCAAGTGGACCAATGATCAAGATCAACGATATGCCTATGTGATGTGGGATACCGATATTCAGGCAACACAAGTTGATGGTGAGTCTGTAGGTGCCTACCTGACAACCATGGAGTTTGACGGAACCATTCCTGTCTACGGCGATTTAGATAAGGGTGCCTTTGTATGTGGTACCGCAGCGAGTATTGATTTCACCGAATTTAACGGTCGTATCACTTTCGCATTTAAAGGCCAAGCGGGAATTGTGCCGAATGTCACAGATGCAACTATGGCCCAAAACCTTATCAGTAATGGCTATAACTTCTACGGTGCGTACGCCACTGCTACAGAGCAATTTAACCTATTCCAGAATGGGCAAATTACAGGTGTATGGCGCTGGGCTGATGCGTATATCAACCAGATTTATCTCAATAGCCAACTGCAGTTATCAATCTTAAATATGCTTAAAAACCTTAAATCATTGCCTTATAACAATGATGGTTACGGTTTAATCCGAGCAGCTTGCCTTGATCCGATCAAAGAAGGCTTAAATTTTGGTTCTATTCGTACAGGTATTCCATTGTCAGAGGAACAAAAGGCTGAAATCAATAGTGCTGCAGGCATGAAAATTGATGAGGTTTTAGCGAATGTAGGGTGGTACCTACAGATTGTACCCGCTACAGCACAAATTCGTGGTAACCGTACTTCACCACCAATGAAGCTTTGGTATACCGATGGCGGAAGTATTCAAAAAATTGATCTAGCATCTATTGATGTGATGTAAGGGAGAAAATAATAATGGCGACAATTACAAGTGCAAATAGCACATTCACTTTGACTGCGACAGATGTTTTTCCTGCACCACAGGTATTACAAGGCTATGCTACTGATGATGCCTTTGCTACCGATGCGATTGATCTTGCTGAGGCAATTATGGGCGTTGATGGTAAGTTGAGTGCAGGTTATACACCGAACCCAACAAAAATTACCGTGGCTTTGCAAGCTGATAGTCCGAGTATTGCTGTATTTGATGCAATCATCTCAGCGACTAAAGCCGGTCGTGAAGTTATCTTTTTAGATGCGGCAATTGGACTTCCTGCCACAGGTACAAACTATACCTTTACCCGTGGTGTCATTACTAATGCCAACCAACTTCCTGATGCTAAAAAAACACTACAACCTCAAAAGTATCAAATCACTTTTGAGTCAGTGACTAAAGCAGTTGTTTAAGTTAATCAATAAATAGAATCTCAGGCCCATGTCTTACAAGCATGGGCCTTTTTGTAGGATTAAATTTCTAGAGGCAAATATGCGTAAGACGACAACAGTCACGATTGATCAAGAAAACCGAGATAAAGGCAAAAGCTTTCTTATTACCGAAATGCCTGCTCACCAAGCAGAGGAATGGGCAACAAGAGCTTTACTTGCAATTAGTAATATTAATTTACCTGAGGACTTCAAATCTTTAGGAATGCAAGGAGTGGCAAAACTAGGTTTACAGGCCATCACAGCAATTGATTTTGAAACTGCAAAACCGCTTTTAGATGAAATGATGGATTGTGTGCAGATCATTATGCCTGCCATTACTCGCCCTCTTTTAGATAATGACATTGAAGAGGTAGGGACCAGATTAAAACTCCGTAAAGCAATTTTTGAATTACATACGGGTTTTTCTCTAGCCGATCTGAAATCGATTTCGGGATCAGAATCGGCGGAAGCACAAACAACCGAATCTTAGAATATAAAAACCTTTCGCCGTTGATCGGCACGATTATCAGTTCTGGTAAAGCTACTTTATTTGAACTGCAATCAGTATATGGCATTGAGGATGCGCACAATCTTCTCGAAGTCATTACTGTGGATCGACATAATGAGGCAGTGAGCTATGGCAACGATAATTGATGCTTTGGTAATGACTTTGGGATTAGATGCTTCTGATTATCAAAAAAATAGTCAGAAAGTTAAAAAAGAGAATCAATCTTTTACTGAAGAACAAAAGAAGCAACTTGATAAAGTAGAGAAACAAGCTAAGCAAGCATTAAGCGCAATTAGTAATGTGCAAAAAGGCATTCTTGGTTTGTTTACTGCAGTCGCTGGTGCAACTGGCGTGGGGCAATTTCTTACTCAAGTGAACCAGGCAGAAGCCGCATTAGGCCGTTTATCTAGCTATACAGGACAATCAACTGAAGAACTCCATAAATGGAGCAATATGGCCGCTATTGTTGGTGGTAGCGCTGAGGACATGCAAGCAGGCGTATCTAATCTCCAACAGCAACTTACCGATTTGAAATACAAGGGTGAAATGGGTTCTACCGTTACCTTTTTAGCTCAGATGGGGGTTGCTGTAGCCGATACAAATGGCGAGATGAGAAAGCAAAGCGACATCATGCTAGACCTTTCAGATCGTGCCAAGAACATGAAAAAAGAGGATTTCTATAACCTCGCTTCTAGTTCTGGCATGACTGATAGTCAGATTGACCTGATTATGAAAGGTCGAACCGAGCTTGAGAAAATGATGATTGCTCAAGAAGAAAATGCTCTTGTCACGAAAGAGCAAGCAGAAGAAGCAAGAAAGCTGCAAGCTGAATGGGAAATGATGAAGCAAAGCATGTTCTCAGCGGGTGTCCGTATTCTCCATGACTTGATGCCTATTATCCAACTGATTGCTGAAGGGTTAAGGGAAATTTTTAACTTCCTGCAGAAGCATCGAGGCATTATTTATGGGTTCTTTATTGGTCTAGCTGCTGCAATGCTTCCTGTCTTATTAACAGCCACAGCTTTAGTAGGGCAATTCCTGTTATTAGCTTCACCAATCATTGCGGTGAGCTTGGCCATCGGTTTGTTGATTGATGATTTCCTTACCTGGCAAGAAGGTGGAGAATCTTTATTCGGTACGTTCTATGACTGGTTTGATAAGTTGATTGATAAAGTCACTGGTTTCGGTGATTTGTTAAAAGCCATCTTTACTGGTGATTGGGCGAAGGTTAGCGAAATTATCGCTCGAAAAATCCAGACCGTAGTAGAAGAAGCGCCAAAGTCGATTAAAGATGCTCACCAAGCTGCAGTTGGTGTTGCAACAGATATGATTGAGAATGCAGCTAATTTCTTTAGTGGTGATAAACCGAAAGAAGCGACTCCAGCTGATTCTAAAGGATTGGCTAATTTTGCTCAGAATGCAGAAATACCTTCTGTAAAAACAGTGGCCAATAAAATGACTGAGTCAATTAAGGATGGATTGTCTGCTGTAGGTTCTATCCTTATTGGAACTGCTCATGCTGCAGATACAGTGCAGCAAGGGATGCAATCAAGTACTGTTATTGGCACTCAGGGTAATATCAAAAAATTAGTAAAAACTGTTGGTACAACACGTGTTTATGAAATGGAAGATGGAAGTGTTGAGACACGTAAAGGAGGAAGTGTTTCATGGAGAAATAACAACCAAGGAAATATGAAATTCGAATTCAAAGGAAGTGCTGATAAAAGCGTGAAGTCTAAAAGATCAAGGGAGCAAGCACTATTAGATGCACAAAAAAGATATAAAGGCGTTGTAGATTTAGACCAATGGGGTAATGCTATTTTTGTTAATGAAAAAGCTGGAAGAGAAGCAAAAGCAAAGCTTTTAACATCTACGCATAAAGATAGAAGTGTTTCAGAAATGCTCAGAAAATATGCGTTAAAAGATTACAGTGGCACTCCTAACTATGCAGCATATGAAAAAGCTATTTATGATACGGCAAAACAAAAGGGTTTTGATATTCAAAATAAGCGTATTGGAACTATGTCAAAAGATGAGTTAGATGCATTAATTGAAGGTATGAAAAAACATGAAGGCTTTAAAAAAGGAGATGTACAAATACAAAAAAGTACAACTAGCTCTGATTCTATAGCTGGAGCAAGGGCACAAGCAGCTATTGGTGAACTAGGCCATAAAACTTCCTCATCAAGTATTGAAACTAGCATAGGAGAAGTTAATATATATACAGCAGCAACTGATTCACATGGAATAGCGAAAGAGGTTGGTTCTGCAATTGATAATGCTCTAAAATTTAATACATATGCTTTTGATACTGGAATGACTTAACACTTAATGGGGATGCTCAACATGAATAAATTTTTAACTCTTGCAGGATGCTTGTTTTTTTCAAATTTTGCTGTTGCAGGATCCCAAGTGATTTCTATTCCTGATGATGGAAAAGTAATGCAATTATCAGGAATAGTGAGTAGTAAGCCAATTACTAAACCAGACGGTTCTTTTAAAGCTTATTATTTGAGATTAAACAATGAAATTACTTTTAATGATGATTCTAATTGTGGAGAGCAGTCTCAAAAATCAATTGCTCTCAACAGTACTGAAATGAAGAAATATGCAGGTAAGAAAGTAACTGTTTCCGGGAATGTTTTTTGCCAAACACAATATACAGGGAACTATCACATAGAAGATATAAAAGTAATTTCAAAATAAAAAGTATTAGAACTTTGGGATAAAACTTTTACTTTTTATAGTGCTTCTTATTCTTGTAGTGATTTTAAATAGTCAATTCTTTGGCTAATTAGATCTGTTTGACATGCTAGTGAAATAGAGTTTGATGCTGGACTATGATTAGTGTCAGCATTAACAAAGTCTCCGCATTGTAAATCACGATAAGTTATCCATGCTTTTTGTGCTGCTTCAAGTTGCTGTTTAGCTTCAGTTTGTGCGTAAATTTTATTGTAAGTTTTATTCAACTTAACTTTTAATGATTTAACACTTTCAGCAATACATTGTTCTATTTCAAAAGAATTAGTGGTCTTGCTACAATCCCCAGCCCAAGCGTTAGCCCCAACTAAACAAAAGGCGATTAGAAGTAGTTTTTTCATTTTGGATTCCATAAGATTAGGATTTATATTTTCTTACATAATATTCTTAATTGGGGTCGAAATGAAGAAGTTATTGATAGTTATATTTGCTGCAACCTTTTCACAATTTGCTTTGGCTAATTGTAATAAAGGGAATGTTTACGAGGATTTAGCTTGTTATGAGAAGCAAATAAAACAAGACAAAGTTAAGTTGAATAAAACCTATGAAGCTTTGTCTAAATCGCTTGATAGTGAAGGGCAGAAACAACTCGAGTTATCCCAGAAAGCCTGGTTAGCCTATCGTGAAGCTCAGTGTGAAGGTTTGATGGGGTATTATGGTTCACAAGCACAAGGTGCGGGGTATGCACTGATCCAACGGTCTTGTATAAGTGAAAAATTGTCAGAACGTTTAGCAGAGTTAAAACAGTTAGCTGAATAAAGCGACCGAACTAGTACTATTGATACTTTACAAAACTTTGAAGACCTTCTGCCTGAGCGACAGTAAAGTAATAGTATCAGTTGATGATTAAGATATTATAGTATTAACTTTTCTAAAAAAAGTAATAAGTTAAATTATATAAAATCACTTTTTTTAGATAGGAATACTACCAACATATAATAAATATCGTTCAAATACTTTATTTTAAATTTTATTTTTGTTACATTGTAGTTTTTTCGTAAACAATAATTTGTCCATGAAATCAAATATCACACAGTTAAAAAAAGTAAAAGTTAACCAGTTTCGAGGTTTGAAAAATCTTGAAATTAATATAGGTGATAGATTAACTGTGATTTGTGGTAAAAATGGAACTTCAAAATCAACAGTATTGGGGATGATAGCTCAAATATTTAGTTTTGATAAAGATTATTCAACTAATACCGAGTTAGAATTTAAGACATTAGCTGGGAAGCCATTTAAGTCTGCTTTTTCAGAGCATTTTCGAATTTCTGCAACTTATGATTTACCACGTTCAATGGTTGTTGAATATGAACTATATGATGCATTTTTTGAAGCTCAAATAAATGATTTGAAGCTCGGGCTATATAACTCTGCAGATAGAAATAAAGCTCGTGCAGTTGTTAGAAATAATATTGTTACATCTATTGCAACAAATTCCAGTAGAAATGTTACACATCCTGTCATCCATCTTAGCTTAAAGAGATTACTCCCAATTGCACAAAGGGATAAGTATCTTTTAACTAAAGGATCTGAGTATTTAGAGACTATAAAAAGTGAATTTACTCGTGAAAACAATAGGATGCTAGGAAAAAGTACTGGAAAGTATATTTCTGGAACTACAGGCACAATAGATTCAATGGTTGTACACGGGGATAATTATAATCATGAATCAGTTTCTGTTGGTGAGGACAACACGGGGCAAATCCTAATGGCCTTATATTCCTTTAAAAAACTTAAAGAAGAATATAGCGATTATCACGGAGGAATAATTTTAATAGATGAATTGGATGCAGGGTTGTTTCCCGCGGCTCAACTGGAAGTAATTAAAACACTTGAGCGTTTTGCAAAAAAACTCAACTTACAAATAATTTTTACATCCCATTCTCCATTAATAATTCAAGATATATTTGAAAAGTCAAAAACTGATGTGAAAAACTATAAAACTATATATATGACAGATACTTATGGTGAGGTTGAAGTGTTAGAGGATCAGCCATGGAGTAAAATTCTAGCGGATCTATTTATAGACACTATTGAGCTTGAACCTGAAAAGAAGATACCAAAAATCAATATTTATTTTGAAGATGGTGAAGCTTATGAATTTTATAGAATGTTAGTTAGAAGTCGAAATACACAAAAGCTTGTTAACCCGATGAAAGATATAACATTAGGTTGTAAAAATTATCTTTCGCTTATTGAAAAGAAAATTCCAGAGTTCTATAGAAACAGTATTATTGTTTTTGATGGTGATGAGGAAAATGGAGACAAGTATTTTAATACTTTAAAGTTACCAACAGATTTACCACCAGATCAATTATTATTTGATTTTCTTTATAAATTGCCGAAAGAAGATCAGTACTGGCGAAATAATTCTGGTTTTAGTAGACCTGTGTTTGAAAAAATTGCACAACCTATATTTGATTTTTTTGATATTGGTTCATTGCCAGATGATGATTACGATCTTAAACAAATTGTTGAAGATAAACGTGGTAAATCTACAAGTGATGATGGAAAAGCTAGAGAAAAATTTAAAAGCTTCTATAAGCATGAAAAAATTCAAAAATTAATTAGTGGGAAAATTGTGGATAATCCTTTTATGGTAATGATCAAAAGAAATCCTGAGAGATTTACAGATTTCGAAGGGAAGTTGAAAAATGCAATTATACAAGTTGTGGCTAAATCCCATCCTTTGATGAAGCATTCAGTTTCTGAATTTCTTAAAGCTTAAATCTAGATGGCCAAGGATAGTGAAACCTGATAAAATGTCTAAAAAGCTGTTGGACATCCGATGAGTATTGACATCTATAATACACCTTTACGATATCCTGGCGGGAAAGGAAAGTTTGCGCCAGTTGTAAAGTCTATTTTTGAAGAAAATGGACTGGTAGGTGGTCATTACCTTGAACCTTATGCTGGGGGGGCAGGCGTAGCGCTTGATCTACTTTATAGCAATTTCGTTTCTGATATTCATATAAACGATATTGATAAAGCTGTTTATAGTTTTTGGGCATCTATCACTAAAAATACTGATGAGTTCCTTAAACTTTTGGTGGACACACCTATCGATATGGATGAATGGTACAAACAAAAGCAAATTCTAAATGACCATGATTGTGATGATCTTCTACTAAAAGGCTTCGCTGCATTCTTTCTTAACCGTACTAATAGGTCTGGTATTTTGAAAGGTGGAGTAATTGGTGGTAAAAAGCAAGATGGACAATACACTCTTGATGCAAGATTCAATAAAGAGAACTTAAAAAAGAGAATTGAAAAAGTAGGACTAAATGCATCACACATCCATGTACACAATGAAGATGCGTTAGATTTAATCAACAGGATGGATTCCTTTCTTCCGGTTAACTCACTGGTTTACCTAGACCCTCCTTACTACGTAAAGGGACAGGGGCTGTATAGAAACTTTTACAACCATGAGGATCATGTGTGTATTAGAAAGGCTTTGGATAAGGTAAAAACCAAGTGGATTGTTTCATATGATAACTGTGATGAAATAAAAGAGATTTATAAAGATTATTTCATGACAGATTATGACTTGAACTACAGCGCCTATCATCGAATTAAAGCAAAAGAAGTCATGTTTTTCTGTGAAGATCTAAAAAAGCCTACAGAGTATGATTTATTTGCGACAGTATAAGTATAAGAGGTCATAGTAGGCATCTAGAATTTAATAGCTAGGTTTTTTAATGCTTAAATAAAAGCCAATCTATGCTATAAATACTCCTATTTAATAGGGGGCTTCATCGCACAGATGATTTAGAAATATCGCAATCGCCTCCTACAAATGAAATTGATGTAGTTCATCGCATAGATGACTTAGTAATAAATTTATTGAAATGGATGTTGAGGGTTACATGATGAGTTGGGTGGGAAGTAAGAATTCTAATGTATGCGTCAGTCTGGGACGTTTACAAAAGACTTAATATTTCATAATCAAAAAAAATGATTGAAAATTAATTAATGTTAAGATATTAATGCGTATCAAATGAATTCTGTATATCAAACATTTAGGGAGGAGGTATTATGATTAATGATTCTGAATACACTTTCTCTCTATATGTGTCAGGGCTTAAGCTTTCTGAAATTAATCCTTTGGAATCAGCAAAATTATTAGAAGCCCTGTGTAAAATACTTGGTGCAAAAAATCTTGAATGGGATTCTATTAAAGAAGGTTCAGCCGACTATGCTGTCAAATGTAAAGCAGAGTATGTTGAAGAAAAATTAGAATCAATAAATAAATCTATTTCTCAAGAAACAAGAGCTATTGGGGTAATTACTGAATTTCTAAACAAGCATCCTAAAGCTAGCACATTATTAAGATATAAAAACTCAGCAAATGATGAGTACATGGAATTACATAAATTCCAAAGAAAAGAAGAAAGTTTTGAGTTTGTACAACAAGAATCCATACGCGGAAGAATTGTTGGTTTACTAGAAGGTAGAGATAAGACAGATCATATTTCTGTTTATACAATTTCTGGGAAAAATGTGAAGGTAACAATTTCGCCAGAATTATCAGCAAATTTAGGTGTTAAGTGGAGAACAGAACATCAACTTGAAATTTCAGGAAAGGCTAAATATAAATACAGAAATTATAAAGATATTGAATTAGTTCAGTTTGTTGCAGAAAGTATAAACGAAATCCAAGAAGGTAATATTTTGGATTGGATAGATAACTTCAAAAAAGCAGGGGATAGTGGTTGGAGCGAATTTGACGACCCTATAGAAGCTTGGTTAAAGGAGCGGCATGAGTGATCGTTGCTATTGATACAAATGTATTGATTTCATTAGTTAATGAAAGGGCTACCTACATTAATTTGGAGACTTTTTTACATCAAAATAATGCAACATTACTTATCCCAACACCTGTTGTTGCGGAGTTTACTGCTATCGACTTTAGCAAGCGTCGTAATCAATTTATGTCTTTCCAACATAAAAGTGTGATCATTTCTGAATTTGATCAATTATCTGCATTTGTTTGTGGAGAAATAACAAGTAAACTTAGCAAAGAATTTTTTGAAGAGAATCGACAAAGAACTAAAGTTGATTTACAGATCATTGCAATTGCATTGGCTAAGAAAGCAAATTTATTAATATCAAACGACAAACATATTCATGATTACATCCTTGACCTAGGAGAGGATGATTTAAAAGTTTGTAGGCTGCATGAAATTAAGTTAAACCTAGGCTTATTTGATAATGCTTGAAATTTAGCAATCCAACCAACCTCTCCTGAGAGGTTTTTTAATTCTCAAAATATATAACCCGCCAAGTGCGGGTTTTTTATTGGAGCAAACAATGGCATTAACACCTATTCCAAAACCTCCATTCCCTAACGTGCCTAATATGCCAGGTGTGCCCACACTAAAACGAAATAGCACAAGACCACCAGCAGTAAGAGCAGTATTAGGCAAAGTACAGGGTGAAATATGGCGGGCATTAACAACTGAGAGTAACTGGGGGATATTTGATGAGAATGGAAAACCTTTAATTATTGCTGATACCGTAGTTGAATTAAGTTATAAAAACTCGGCCAAGATTTCCCAACATCCTGTAGCTGAAGGGGCGTTTGCAAGTTATAACAAAGTGGCTAGTCCATTTGAGACAACAATTCGCTTGAGTAAAGGCAGTGGTCTCAAAGCCTTGAGTGAGTTAGACAATGTACTTCAAAACGGAATCGGAAGCATTGGGAAAGGTGCATTAAATGCTAGAGCAGATTTTCTAGAAACAATTGATGAGCTATCTAAATCACTCACTTTAGTTCACGTTATCACTCCCGAGAAAACCTATAAAAACTGCAATATTTCTGAATACTCATATCGTCGTGAGCAAAGCAACGGTGCTCATATGCTGACTGTAGATATTAATCTTGTAGAAGTACGTGTAACACAAGTGGCTTACTCAAAAACAACTTCAACTGAAAACTCAAAACAACCAGATGCAAAGCCCGTTGAAAACAACGGAAAAGTTCATCCACAACCTGTCAAAGGTGTAGGCAGAGCCGTTTTTGATATCGTCACAGGATGGATCAGGAGTTAATATGCAACAAATACCAATACTACCCAAACCATCACAGACCACGAGCGTAATACTCGCCAATCAAAATTGCCAAATATCCCTGTACCAGAAAAGCACAGGGATTTTTTTTGATCTGATTGTGAATAATAAACCTGTAGTAACAACTAGGCTTGTCAGGAATGCAGTGCCTTTAATTCGACAGAAGTATTTAGGATTTATTGGTGATTTATTCATCATGGATATGCAGGGTAATCAAGACCCTCAATATAAAGAGTTAGGCACTCGCTACATGCTCTATTATTTGGAGGCTACTGACTTATGAGCAGCTTTACAAAAAAAAGAATTGATGTGCATCTCACCTTGGCTAACAAAGTATTCAATAATCAAAATGATGCCAATCGCTTAGAACTTAAAGGGTTTCGTGTAGTAGCAGAAATTAAGAAAGCGGGAATGCTAAGCCAAGGATCCAAAGCACGAATCAAGATTTATGGGATGAAGCAAGATGACATGAATGCTTTAAGTATTCTGGTATGGGAGTCGATGCAGGTTCAAAAAAATAAGATTGATGTATTTGTTGGGGATGAAAATGGTCTGTCCCAAGTCGTTGGTGGTGATATCACAAATGCTTGGGCTGATTATTCTGCTGCACCAGAAGTATGCTTGGTGATTGATGCAATCCCTGTTTTTTATGATCGTATTAAAGAAGCACCACCAACAAGTTATCCCAAAGGTTTAGATGTGGCTGTGGCAATGAAAAATATTGCAGATCAGATGGGAATTCAGTTTAAAAACAATGGGGTGAATATTAAGCTCAGTAGCACCTATTTTGGTGGGACAGCGATGCGTCAAGCTGAAAATATTGCTCGGCACGCGGATATTATGTTGATCGTAGATAACAATATATTAACGATCAGTCCAAAAGGTTCACCTGTTGACGGAGAAATTCCCTTAATTTCTCCGTCAACAGGATTAATCGGATATCCTGCCTACCATAAAAATGGAATTAGCTTTAATACACTTTATAACCCTGCAGTTAAGTTTAACGGTTTGATAAACCTTCAAGATTCACTCGATATTGTAAAAGGTGAATGGATCGTTACCGGACTTGATTACCAATTGGAAAGTGAAAAACCAAACGGTGCGTGGTTTTGTCAAATTGAAGCAGCGAGGTTCGGAAATGCAATCACAGCTAAGTAGCCATTTTGGCCAACAAGATCATTCAACTAACCAAGATCAATCTATTGCATTGCAATTTGTTGTAAGCCAGATGCTCAACGATATTCAGACCGTAGCTTTAGTAAAAGTTATTGGAGTAGAGGAAGGAGGAACAAATCCAGTTGGTTTTGTGAATGTTCAGCCTTTAGTTAACCAAGTGACAGGAAATAGAAAGGCTGTAGAGCACGGTGTGATTTATAAAATCCCTTATTTCCGAATTCAGGGGGGAACAAGTGCAATCATCATCGATCCAAAAGTAGGTGATATTGGGATGTGTGGTTTCTGCAGTCGGGATATTTCTGCAGTTGTTGCTACGAAGAAAGCCGCTAATCCAGGTTCATTTCGTAAGTTTGATTGGTCTGATGGCCTTTACTTTGGCGGTTTCCTGAATGGATCACCGTCACAGTACATTGAGTTCACTGATGATGGGATCAATATCGTTTCAGACAAGGTTAAATTTAGTGGTGATGTGGAAATTGAAAAAACATTGTCGGTAAAAGGTTTGATCAAGTCTTTAACCGATGTCTTTGCTAAAACTGTCAGCCTGCTAAACCACATTACAACTGGTGTTAGATCGGGTACAGATAATTCAGGACCACCACAATAATGAAAACTTTACTTTTAGATCAAGATACATGGGACTTACTACTGGATGCTGAAGGTAATGTTGCTTTGGCTACTGAACCTTATGCGGTGGCTCAGGATGTAGCGAGTGCTGTAAAACTATTTGAAGGCGAGTTGTGGTACGACACATCTAAAGGTATTCCATACTTTTCTCAAGTATTGGGGTATTTACCACCGCCGTCACTTCTCTATACCTATTTTAAAAATGCGGCTTTGACCGTCCCAATGGTAACGACCGCACAAGTCGTTTTGAACCCGTTACAAGATCGAACAGTGACAGGGAAAATTCAATTTACAGATTCAACAGGAGCAAAAGGAAGTGTCAACATCTAGCGTTCCAAAAATTCAATTCACTCCAAATGGGCTAGTTTTACCTCAAGAGTCAGAATTATTAGACGGCGTTTACCAGGATTACAATGCGGCCTTTGGTGGCAACCTAAATCCAGCATTAGAAACACCTCAAGGGCAACTTATCACCAGTACCACGGCAGTAATTGGGGATCATAACAATGTATTTGCAGAGTTTGTAAATCAGGTAGATCCAGATGTTGCCAGTGGGTTTATGCAAGATGCAATTGGCCGCATTTACTTTCTCGATCGGCACCCAGCAACCTCAACAATTGTTCAATGTGTATGCTCAGGCGTGATTGGTACTGTTATTCCTCAAGGTTCCTTAATCACTGATCAGTCTGGCAATATTTATCAAAGTCTGGAAAACGCGACTTTAAACAGCGCAGGAACCGCAACTGTGAATTTTGCGTGTATGAACACAGGTCCGATTGTTTGCCCCGAAAACTCAGTCAAGATTTATCGATCTGTCATCGGCTGGGAGAATGTGGATAATCCAAGTGCAGGTATCACTGGTTCAAATGTGGAAAGTCGGGCCGAATTTGAATTTCGCCGGAGACAATCGGTTGCATTAAACGCTCAAGGTTCACTGCCTTCTATTTACGGCGCAGTCTTTGATTTAGACAACGTGCTTGATGTGTATGCTATAGAAAATGTTCGAAGCACTGTAGCTGCTGTTGGGGCCACAAACTATCCAATGCAACCTCATTCCATTTATGTTGCTGTAGTGGGTGGTGATGCAGATGATATTGCCCAAACGATATGGACAAAGAAGAATGCAGGCTGTGACTACAACGGGAATACATCGGTCACGGTTATGGATGATAGCTATAGTTATCCCAAGCCGACCTATGAAGTAAAGTTTCAGCGGCCCGCATTAACCCCAGTCTTTATTGAAGTGCAGATTGCACAAAATGCCTTACTACCATCAAACATTGATGAACTAGTAAAAGACGCCGTGATCAGTACTTTTAATGGTAGTGACGGCGGATCGAGGGCGAGAATTGGTGGGACCATTTTTGCAAGCCGCTTTTATGCCGGTATTAGCAAAATTGATTCACGGGTTGAGATTCTTCAGGTCTTACTTGGACTAACTTCGCCAAATGCAACGTCTGTAGCACTGGGCATTGACCAGGCACCTACCATCTCAGAGTCACAAATTACTGTAGTGAAGGTGTGATATGGAGAATGTACAGCAGACAATAATCAGCCAGTACGCCAACAGTCCCTCAATCAAACAACTTATTGAGTCAATGAGTGATTACATTGATCCACGAACCAATATGCAGAACTTTTATGATTTCGTCTGGAATTTGAGTACTGCACAAGGGTTTGGTTTAGATATATGGGGCAAAATTGTTGGTGTGAATCGATCATTACGGGTTACCGACTCAGAGGATTATTTTGGTTTCAAGGAATCAGAATATCAGCCTTTTGATCAGGCGCCGTTTTTCGATGAAACAGTCCCTCTCGGAACAGTTTATATTCTTGATGATGATCAGTATCGGGTCCTGATCATTACCAAAGCCTTAGCAAATATTTCAGCAACAAATGCCAAAGCCTTAAATGTATTACTTCGTCAGCTCTTTAATAACAGGCGCTGCTATGTAGAGGATGTGGGAGGGATGCAAGTCAATTATGTTTTTGAATTTGCATTAACCAACCTTGAATATGCAATTGTGGCTCAGTCTGGCGTCATACAAAAACCAGCTGGTGTATCGATCGTAATTAAACAAACCGCTTGATGCGGTTTTTTTGTGGGAAAAAAATATGCCTCTTAATGAACCGCTATTAAATGCCGTACCCTTTGCGAGTCAAGGGGATAAAAACAATATTCCAATAAATCCAAGCCTTGACCCTGATCCTGTCGCTCAAGCTGCAGCATCGTTTAAACTTGGATTTCCGCCAAACACACGGATAAAAATCTCATTGGGCGGCGTGCCGCCTAGTGGCCGTGATATGAACGGGATTCTTAATTTTCTATCACAGCACCAGGTGTGGCTGAATGCGGGTGGAGTTTATAAATTTAACGGACCACTTGCAGAGGCTTTGGGTGGCTATCAGAAAGGGGCTATCTTAGCGTCAAATGATGGTTTGCGCCTCTATGTCAGCACAGAAGATGGGAATAAAACCGACTTAAATACAGATATGACCGGCTGGAAAATGATTGGTACAAGTGAGTTACAAGCTCTGCTTGATACACTTCAAACTAATATCAAGAACGAAGGTGTGGCCCGTATTTCAAGTGACGAATTCCTTAATACCAAAATTGACACGAAGTTAGATAAAACAGGTGGTGCAATTACTGGGAATTTGTCGATTACAGGGGAGCTATACACTAATTCGCAATGGTTAGGAGTGCACTCCATCGATGGTCCTGCTGCGCATACAACGTTGCCCAATGGCTTCATCATGCAGTTTGGATTTATTGATTATAACGACATGACTCCATTTTCAGGATCATCTACAGGTGAAAGATACTTTGGTTTGAATTTCCCTAGAGCTTTCCCAGTCGCATGTATGTCGGTACAAGTGACGATGTGTTTGAACGCTGTAGATCAAAACAATGACACTTGGGCGCAAGTAGCTCCACCAACAAGGTTTGGGGTTGCTGTGATGAGCCAAACACCTGATCCTGATGCTGGGACTTACAAAGCATTTAAGGGAATCTATTGGCAAGCAATTGGTTTTTAAAAGGAGAAAACAATGAGTTGTATATTGGAATCTCTAAATATTATTCGTGGTGACACATTTAGTTATGAATGCCATTTTAATAATGAAAATGATGAACCCATTGATTTGACGGCCATTGAGATAGAGGCAACCATTGAAACAATAAGCCGCTCATGGCAAGAGCCGCTAACCGTTACGATTGCTGACCAGATCGCCCACAGAGGCGATTTTTTATTATCATCGATAAGTACGGCTGACTGGAAAATAGGTGATCTACAAATCAAACTGACGCGAATTATTGGGGGGTCACGGCTAAGTACGTTGATACCTGTAATTGTGCAACGGGGGTGATATGGATAAATTGACGATCAAAACAAATAATATTGCTTTGAAATTTAATACCGGTTCGATTGTAGTGACAGGGGGAAATGTTGAATCAGTCAATGGTAAAACTGGTCCTAGCATTATTCTCGATGCAACTGATGTGAGTGCTGAACCGGCAGGCGCCGTACAGCAAGCTAAGGATGAGATTCAACCTCAGATCAATGAATTAAATAACGAAGTTGATTTGATTCAGCCACAGTTGGTTAATCTTTCTGAAAATAAGCTTGATAAGGTTGACTATGTTCAGCACTTCTTAGGTGTATTTCCAAGTAAGGCCGCGCTGGATGCAGCACATCCTACGGCACGCCCAGGTGATTCAGCAGATATTGATAGCGGATCTGGCTTTGATGTCATGCGGGCTATTTGGGATGAATCAGATCAAAAGTGGGTAATCCGTGAAGTAAATAATGCTCAAAATACTGATCAAGTACCAGAAGGCAACACAAACCTGTATTTTAAAACTGAGCGTGTTTTAGTAACACTATTAAGCGGGTTTAATCCAGTTAATGCCGTTGTAGCTACAACCGATACGATCATTCAGGCATTAAGTAAGCTTCAAGGGCAGATCAGTAATACTCAAAATGTTGTACGTGGGACAATCCTAACTGGATTAACTACAGCAATCGGCGGGCAAATTTCATCTACAGATACTTTGCTTCAAGCACTCGGTAAATTGCAAAATCAATTAACAGTTCAAGCAATTCCGACTTGGTTTGATTTCGCAACTTTTGGCACGGTTTCTCCAAATCTCACAAATGTAGATATTCAACTTGCGCGATGGGCTGGAATGTTGTGGATACGAGGAAGTTTTCAAGTCAGTACCTCGATTAACCAATACGCACCCATACTTACTCTCACAGGACAGCAATATAAGGTTTGGGCTAACCGGGGATCATCCCCAGCAACGCCGAGGGTGAATGGAATGCTTAACATCTGGACGGATAGCGGTATTTTAAAACAACTGCAATTCATCTCTGACGGTGTAGTGACAAATAATATTCAGGCAGGCCTTTACAATCAGCATTTTGATGTGCAGACGGGTATTGGTCTGCTTGCTAGTGATGGCTATTTCATTATTCCACCCACCCCATTAGGGAAACTTGTTAATTAATTATAAATAACCGCCGTTTTTGGCGGTTTTCTTTTTCTTGGAGAATACACGTGGCAGAACCAGTTAGCAGCAGCGCAGGAGCTGTAGCAATCAAAATGTACGGTCTTGGGGTGTTGATCGCCATTGTGATTGCATTGGGGTATTTGGTGGTAGTTATGACTCGCATGCCGCGCTCTCGTAGTGAGTGGGTAGTGAGCCTAGTTACGACTGTTATTGGAAGTATTGGTGCTGGTGGTTTCATCATTCAGTATTTCGGAATGCATGACTATTCCGGTACGTGGGCAGGGATGTGTGCGATCGGCGGTTTGTTCTTTACTTCGGGATTGCCTTTCTGGGCGGTTGCTCGATGGTTCTTTAAATATGTGAATGACCGCGAAGGGAAAAACATTTTGGAGGTTAGTAAAGAACTCAAAGACTTTAAAGATAATTTTTAACAGATCCATAAATCAGATGCCGCAGTTTGGCGGCTTTTTCATATCAAGAGGAAAGTACGATGGACAGAAAGCCATTTTTTGATGCTGCCCGTGTGTTAGCTGGAGGCAGACTTACACAAGTGCAAGTTGATCAATTGAATAAAGCTGCAGATGGACTTGTGACCGGATCAAGCATGACAACAAGTCAAACGGGTATAAACCTAATCACAAGCTTTGAGAATCTGGAATTAAAAGCCTATCTTTGTCCGGCTGGCGTATGGACTATTGGCTTTGGTACTACAGTTTACCCAGATGCCACCAAAGTTAAGAAAGGAGATACATGCACTGCTGAGCAAGCTAAGGCGTATTTTGCGTACGATCTCAAACGCTTTGAAAACGTTGTTAACAACGGTTTAACTGTCTTGGTAAATCAGAATCAGTTTGATGCGCTTATATCGTTGACATATAACATCGGTGAAACTGCATTTAAAAAATCAACACTTTTGAAGCTGTTGAACGCCAATAAATTTACCGAAGCTTCAGATCAGTTTACTGTGTGGAATAAAGGGAACGGTAAAGTGCTAAATGGCTTAGTTCGTCGCCGTGCTGCAGAGCGTGTGCTTTTCTTAAAAAAGTGA